TGGTGTAGTTTTAGACAATGGTAGATTACCTATAATAGAACCTATGCAATTAACGTAACAGCTTATTATATGATTAAAACTCTATTAATCATAACAACAACATAACAACAAAGTAACACAACTTAATAATTAAAGAACTATATATATATATTAGTATTTTATAGTAGTATATTATTATATATATTATTATTATTTATTATTGTTAATAACTATGTTAATAAAGTTTTGTTAATTGTTTTTGGTTAATTAACATTTTATTATTATATTAGCTATGTAATTCAATAAAAAATTTAACAGAATTACAACAAATACAAAATGGAAAAATTTAAAATTATCAAAAACGAATTAGGTTTATTTGAGTTACATATAGATGGAGAATTATGTTCAGTTAAAAAAACTAAAAAAGAAATTATAGATTTTTTAAAAGAAACGAACACAGATAAAACAATTTAATAATTTAAACAAATACAAATGGACTTAAATAAATGTATCTTAGTATCTGGAAAATTTTTATTAACCTTTAATGTTTTCTTTTTATTAGCTGGAGTTTATTTTACTTACTTAATAATGAAGTGGAATAGCAAAAGAATAATTAAA